GAATTTTCCTAATCTCACTATGATGCTGATATGCTGGAGTTTTGATACAAATATCAGTATCACCAACAAAGTCCTCTTTGTTTTTTACACCACCAATAATCATCTGAAGAGAACTTATCGGTAAGTCATCAAATCCGCGATCAACTAGTGACTGAACATCTTCAATATGTTTTTGGTGGTCCCAGTCTTGAGGATATTTTTTAAGTTGCTCAATTACTTTAGAAACATTGATGTTAGTTTTGATGACTTTGATACATTCACCCATAACTAAACTCTTGTTTGGCAATTTCATCAAGTTTTTGCATTACTTCCTCAGTAAAATACTCTTCTGGATTTGCAAGAATTTGTTTGGCATAGATTTTTTTACCCTCAATCTCATAGCGTCCTGCCACATTCTTCCAGAGTCCACCAATCTCACCAAGTTCTAGAAGACCATAATATCGATCAAGACCCCGTTCATCATAGTAAAGACGAACATCTACTTGCTGATTCTCCTTACTCAAACGCGATTTAGCAGTCTTAGCCTTGATAATATTTCCGACCACTTCCGTTCCATCCTTTTCTTTTTTCTTGCTGAGATAAATGATCGTAGACGCTGCGTACTTGAGTCCGCTGCCTCCACCCATTTCCTTAGTTGGTACGTAAGATCCGATAACATCATAAGTGTGATTAGTAACTATCATTGGAATATTTGCTTGACCAAGTTTCAAGGTAAGCATACGGAATGCACCTTTAATCAGTTGTGATTTGGTCATGTCACGAACTTCTTTATCGTTCAGAGCATCATTAATCTCTTTACTTGTAGAAAGCATCCCCAAAGAGTCTAGCACAAACATACAGGGATTGCGCTCCCCTTCAGGTTTTTTCATATACAAATCTACTGCTTTGAGCGCCTTTCCGCGAAACTCTTCAACAGTAACAACATTAACAACCACCAAACGAGAAGTATCAATTCCACGGGATTCTAATAGAGATTTAGTGATAGCAGCCTCAGTGTCAAAGTAGAGACAGTAACCATCGGAATAAGTATCAAGAAAGTTCTTAACCACGGCGAGAGAGAAAAAAGTCTTTCCAGTAGAAGACTCTCCAGCAATAGCAGTAATTTTATTCCCAGATACGCCACCAAATACACTACCTGAAACCAGTGCATTAAAAATGTATGAACCTGTATCAACATAACTCTCAGTCTCGTCAATGTCGGAAGCAAGTTGTGTATACTCGCCACCAATTTCTTTTACAATATCTTTAAGAAAGTCCATCATTTTTTCTCCTCATTTTTATTATCCAAATAATTCATTTTATAAGTCCATAGTTTTTGATAGAGTGCGGAATCTCCCCCCAATCTCATAGCACTAATAATTACATCTAATTCTTTTTCGTTAATCGGTAAATCCATCAAGAGAAAAATGAGTCAAGGTTTACAGTTTTTTCCACATTCCACCCAATTGCATCAAGAATAATCTTGAGTGGTTCTAGAAATGCTTTCTCAAATTGTAGGTCATAATCAATGTATTTGTCAAGATTAAGTTCCTTTGGAAACTCTTGGATAAAAGAGATAATATTTTCGTGAATACTATTTGGTTTTTTTAGATAGATAAATTTAATCTTTTCACCATTTTGAATAAGAGAATACTTATTTGTAAGATTTGCTTCCTTTATATAATGATTGAAAAGAAGTGCTCCACGAACATGAATAGGAGTTCCTTTTGCATAAATTGTTGATGATGATTTGTATTTTTGAACATCAGAAGCTGAACGAGGAAATGCAATTTGTTCTGGGGGGAGTTTCTTAAATTCCTTACGAGCATTCTCAATAAAGTCAATGACTTCATCTTCAGTTCCACTCATCATTAGTTTGAGAGCATCCTTAATCATCTTACGACAAGGAGCAGGAGTAGAAGATTTAACTGCCTCAATGCCCATCATCTTGAGTTTGGGTTCTTCATAGCGAACACCCTCACTGTCCCAGACATTCAGAATATAACGCTTCTTTGCAGTCCAGATTCCACGGTCAGCAATGTTCTCTCGCTTCATCTGCATCTTCTGATCATATGCATTTACATAATTCGCCAATTCTTGGTAAGAACCTTCAATATATTTTTCAAGTTCCATACCAGCGACCTTATCAAGGAACGAAACAACGCTTTCAGTAGTTTTTTCTCTTCCCTTGTATACAGTCTCAACCAAAGGACCCATATTAAGGTAAATAGAATCAGTATCCGAAGCAATAACGTAATCAACAGCATTTGTCTTAAGAATTTTGTTTAGATAAGTATTCATCTTACCTTCAATCCAACGGATTGAAACTTGTCCTGAAAGAGTGATTGCCTCAGCATTCTCCAATTTATAATAGCGAAAATACTGATTACCAATGGCACCATAGGCAGAGTTAAGAGAAATCTTCTTTGCCATTTGAATGTTATTACAACGAGCAATTTCTTTAACCAACTCTTTATTTTTGGTTTTCTCATACTGCTTCTTTGCCGCAATCATCTTCTTTTTAAAGATGACACGATCCTCATACATCTTCTCCATTAGTTCTGGAAGAAATCCGCGTACATCCTTACGAAACATTGCACCATTAGCACAGACTGCCTTATCTTTGTATAATTCAAAACTAAGAGATTGGTTTAGAATTTTATCTACAGATACTGTGGGATGACGTTCATCAAGAAGAGTTTCTGGAGAAATATTGTATTGCATAATCAGGTGTGGATATAGACTGTTAAGGTCAAAGTTCACAACCCAATCATACTTACCAGGTTTTGGTTCTTTTACATAAGCACCTGCATATTTCTCATTCTTCTGAGATTTGTTCTTAGGGGGAATAACAATATTTCTCTTTTTGAGATAGTTGTAGATAATATTATCCCACATACGAACCTGATAGAACACATCAGCATAGTTCACCTTAGCGTCATATGCCATCGTAAGAGCAAGTTCAATCAACTTCATCTTGTCTTCCAAACGGTCAACGAGTTCTACGTCAACGATGTTGTACTCAATAAACTTTTGCCAGCCTTTGGTATAGAAGTCTTTAAAAGTATCAAACTCGGAGTGGTCAAGTTTTTTCTGACCTAGTTCTACTTCAGCAATATAATCAAGACGATAAGATTCTTGTGCTTTATAGGTAAACTTCTTATAGAGATCCAAGTAGTCCAATTGAGTTACGCCACCAACATCAAAAGAAGTATGCTTGCGACCATTGATATAAATCTCACCTTCGGTCACGAGACCCCAAGGAGAAAGACGCTTCATCAACTTTTCACCAAGAACTCGATTAAGTCGTTTAGCAATATATGGAATGTCATATAGTTGAATATTCCAACCAGTAATAACTTCTGGAGTATTTTGCATCCAATAGTGGATAAATGAGTTTAAGAGAGCATACTCAGATTCGCACAAGTTATAAGTAACGTCATTGCGAGTATTATTAAATGGTTTAACTCCCCAAGTAATAATTTTCTTTGTAGTATAATCCTGAATCGTAATTGCAAGAATTTCTTCACAGCAAGATTCAACATCAGGGAATCCTTGCTCCGAAGCAACCTCAATATCCAGAGTTACAAGTTTAATTTTGGTAATATCAAACTTAATTTCATCCTCTGGATATTTTTCTGAAATGTATTGGTAGATATAACGGTCATTTCCGTAAATCTCAAATCCATCTACACCTTCATATTTGCTATAAAACTCACGACAATCCCTAACAGTTCCAGGTTGAACTGGTTCTACAGGTTCGCCACTTAATGTTCTATACTTGGATTCTTTTTTAGTTTTTACAAAGAGAGTTGGAAAGAACTCATCTCTCGTTTCAAAGTGTTGCCCATTGTCATAACCACGAACCAAAAATTGATTTCCAATCAATTGAACATTAGTATAAAATCTCATTCCTTAATAAGGTCCTCGTATTTTTCAAGAAGTGTGGGCGTTGGATCTGCAAGAGTCAAAATCTTATCAGAGCTCATCATAAATGTTTTTTCTTTTGTATACCCACAAAGAAAGGGTTCAAGAGTTTGATCATTTTTTGCTACAAACGGATTAATCAATTTGCAATCAGGTTCGCCAATATCTGCACCAACTTCTTCAATCTGACTGATTAGAATCAGTTTGTCCATCAGTACTATTACTTTGATCGTTTGGTTTTCCATAGTTAATAACATCCTCTAAATACATTTCTTTAAGTTTAACTGTTGGTTCAACCATCGTAACCAACCAATCGGCAGGAATGGGAATTTGTTCATCAGCAGAAAGTGGCATCCAGGGATACAAAGATACTTGGAATCCCGCTTTTTTATTATTACCTTCGCTTTCTTCTTTAAGAAGATTTGAATTTCCCATACGAACAAGACAAGGTTTGGTGAGATAATATCCAACAACCCTGCGTTGCTCTTCCTCACCAACAACCATTTCCGAAATATCTGCAATCAGGTCTTCTCCTGATTTTAAAAGCATCAATTTAATAGTCATAAAACACTTCTACCTCCATACATTCTAGCAATAAAAAGGAGGGGCGTCAACTGGATTTTGCCAGTTGCCCCTCGCGGCGACGATATTCAGTTCTATTTATCTTTTTCTTTTGAACTTACAAACTTTCTTTCCAGGAAGCATTTTATATGTTGTAGTTCCTGCCCAACCACACTTTGCTTTTGGTGGTTTTGCATCTGAGCCAAAATCACCCTTCATCTCCTGAAGTATTTGCATGAATTCCTGAAACGATTTCATAAACCTTCTTCTTCTGATGTTCTGGAATAACTCTATTTAGTTTAATAGTAAGTAATCCATCAACAAAAGTAACATCCTTAACTTCTACATCATCAGATAAAGTCCAAGTACGA